TGATCACCCTACATTTTCAAATATAGTCAAATTTAAAACAAAAAAACTTTCTAGTTACATATTATCTAAAGAAAATAGAGTATTGTCAATAGATGATATTAGCGGATTGTTTGACACAAAATTTCCTATAGATGTAACTATACCCATAGACAAAATATCCTCAGAAGATGGTATTGCAGTTAAATATATTTTTTTGATACAATCTTCTGATTCATTTTTTGGAGACTATGTATATCCTTCATTATTTGAACTATATTTGACAAGAAACAATGATATAATTGAACTAACCTCATATGCGCATAACCCTTATGATACTTTTGGTACTATTTTTGCAGAAATAAGTAGCAATGATAATACAGTTATTGAATTAAATTTCTCTCCAAAAGAACCTCTTAGGTCATATTTAATAAGAGCTGTTAGAGAAACATTTTCGAATACAGTTGGTATTATAACAACATCATATGGGTTCCTGAAAAATATGCAAATCACTGAATATTATCCAGCAGAAATATCTCCAACTACAAAAATATTATACTCAATTCCAGTTTCTGATGTTGGATCAGGGTCATTTTTTGTTGGAATTTCATCTTCATTATATTCAATAGAAAGTCATAAAGAATCTGCATTTTTAATAGATAATCAAAATCTTTATGTAAATGTATATACAGAAAATAGTCCAAAAAACATAGGAGAAGTTGCAGCACAAATCTTAGGCAACAATTTAGTAATATCATATACAGGAATATCAGGTATAGGAGTAACTGTGTACTCAAATATCAATGTATTAACAAATACATTGATATCTCCCAATGAAGTTGTTGACAACTTCACTAGATTAAATAGTAATATAGTAAACTATACAGGAAATTCTCCTTTTATAATTTCTAATGTATCATCTTCATATGGTGGATCAAAATATTCATTAGAAGTTACAAAAGATAATGGAGTTACTGTAGAAAGAGGATTTGCTCAAATAGACATTGTTCATTACAATAATGAATTGTACTTATCTCATGTAAATTATTCTATCATTGGAGACTTTGACAATTTAAATTTTCAAACATCATATAATATTACAAATGATGAATATATTCTAACATATATTCCAGACGAAAATTCAAATTATACTATTAAATTTTTTGAAAAAAATATATCAAAATTAATTACATAAAAATATGGCAGCCATAGACGTAGTATATTCTCCTAATATATTTGGTATTACATCATTTCCATTGAGACATAATGGAGTTCCAATTTTCTACAAAGAATTTGATGGAACAAATCCCATTATAGTAGATATTTCTAATGATATAATAAAAATACCAAACCACTTTTTTAAAACAGGAGAGCCATTAAGATATAATATTCCAAATGGAGGAAAGAGAATAGGAATAAGTTCTACAAGCCCAGGAGCATTAGGAATAACATCACTTCCTTCTATAGTTTATCCTGTAGTAATAGACGATAATCAGATTAGAATATCATTAAGCGAATCATTATCTAGACAAAATTCTTATGTGAATATTACTTCTGTTGGAATAGGAACTATTCATTCATTTACTACAGAAAAACAAAACTCCAAATGTTTAATTACTATAGATAATATTATACAATCTCCAATATCTATTGGAGTATCTTTTAATATAACTTCAACAAATCCATTAAACCCAGGAGAAATTTTTGTAAATTCCCTTCAAGATATAAAAATAAATTCTATTTTAAAAATAAATCAAGAATATGTTAAATGCTCAGCAATAGACTATACTACTAACAAGATATTCTTGACTAGAGGAGTTTTGGGAACAATTTCTGGAAGTATAGTGGGAATATCTACTGGATATGTAACTGAAGGCAATTATAATATAGTAGAAGACATTATATATTTCACATCTGCCCCATTTGATGGACTACAATCTAGTATAATAATTCCTGTTGAAGATTTTATATTTGATTCAGTTGGAATATCATCACACTCCTTCAATATAATTACAGATAAATTACAAAATTCAACTTCTGTTACTTTATCAGCATCAAACCCACCATTTCCTTTAGTTTCTGGAAATATATATCATATTATACAAAATTATTCAGGAAATTATAGTCTTGCTTCTTCAAATATAAACACAAAAAGAATCCCTCCACAAAAAATAGAATTTATAAATTCTGGTACTGATGTTCTTCCATTATCTCCAATAATATTAAAATTTAAATATACACAAAACCAAACTAGCAGTACATTTACTGGAAGATGCTTTTTAAGATCTAACTATTTTGGTAATTTGGTATTAGACGATATTTCTATGCAATTTAATGGAATTTCTTCATCATTTCAAATAAAGCAATCTGGAATATCTACTGTTGGTATAAAATCTGACAATGGAATATTGTTGATAAATAATGTGTTTCAATACCCAGAATTTGAAGAATCTTTCTTATATCAAGAAGATAACAATTCTACAAATGTAGTATTTACGGGAAATAAATATCCAAATAATACTATTGGATTTACATCAATAAAACCATATGACATAAATGTTGGTGGATTTCCTAGAGGAGGAATTATAGTTGGTTATGGATTGTCTAGTGGAATAAATTACTTCCCCACATTAGCATATGAAAATGTTCCATTGTCAGGATCTATAAGTGGGATAGGTGCATCTGTATCATTTGAAGTAAATAATTTAGGTACAGTATCAAATTTCAAAATTACAAACCCAGGATATGGATATAAAGTAGGAGAAAAACTATTTCCTATAGGTATAGTAACATCTAGCAATTTTATAACAGACAATAGGTTAACATTATCAATAACTGAAGTATTTAAGGATACATTTTCTGGATGGAATGTAGGGAGATTGCAAAAACTTGATGATATGAGTCCATATGTAAATGGAAGTAGAAGAACTTTTGATATTAAAGAAACTATAAACGGAATTTCAAAATTAATAAGCTTAGAGACTGTAGTGGGTTCAAATTTAGAATTATCATACAATTTATTAATATTTTTAAACGATGTATTACAGATTCCAAATATATCATACGAATTTAATGGAGGAACTCAAATTACATTTAGCGAAGCTCCTCCAAAAGGAAGTAATTTGAAAGTATATTTTTATAGGGGATATCAAAATGACTCTGAGTTAGTAAATATAGTACCAGATATTAAAAAAGGAGATAAAATTACAATAGATAAGGATTTGGATAATAGGACTCCTGTAGTTCAATTTGAAAGAACTGTAAAAAGAATAATATCATCAGATAAATTAGAAACTGAAATATATGAAAGAAAAGGACTATCTAAAGATTCTAGCCAACTCAGATCTGTAAATTGGATACCACAAAAATCTGATATAATTCTTGGTGGAGAATATGTAAGTAAGGCTAGACCTTTATATGACACTAATGTAGGAATTTTTACTAACATTGGAACAACAAATGGAACATTTAATGGAGTTGATACAAATATAGTAGGAATAAATACATTGATAGGAACCTCTCCTTATGTTGGAATAAACATTGGAGATTTTATAGAATCTTCCTATACTGGTATTGGAATTACAGTAGTTTCTATAGGCATAGGTTCTATAACATTATCAAAAAATTCATCCTCTCCTGCTGGAATAAATATTATTACAACTTCTGTCTTTAGAAAGATATAATAAATAGTAACAAACAATTGAAAAAAAATGCCAGCAATCATATCAGACAATTTAAAAATTAATAATTGTACAAATTTTATTAATAATATTTCTACAGGAAATTATTATACATTTATAGGTTTGTCTAATTCATCAGAATATAATTCTGATTGGGAAACAAACACTCCTTCTCCTATTGACAATTTAAATTATCATTATTCTTATAAAGATACAATACTTGGTGTCAAAAAAATAACATCCTCAGATGTAATAAGAGTAATTCCTAAAATTAAATGGGAGAGTGGCTTTAAATATGATATGTATAGGCATGATTATAGCTCATATAACACTACTAAAGTATCAGCATCAACTAAATTATATGACAGTAAATATTATGTAATTAATAGAGATTATAATGTGTATATATGCTTATATAATGGAATTTCAGTAGACAACCCAAATGGAATTCCTTCATTTTATGAACCTACAAATACATCAACATCATCTCAAGAGGAAAATGATGGATATGTTTGGAAATACCTATACAGTATATCTCCATCAGACATTTTAAAATTTGATTCTGATAATTATATACCTGTTCCTAATGTTTGGAGTGGTGCAGTAAAAGACTCTGCAATTTCTGGAAAAATTGAAACTATTTTAATAGAAAAATCTAGTGCTTATGATATTGGGTCTGAATTAATTTTCAACAATGTAGAGATACTTGGTGATGGATCAGGGGCATATGCAAGAGTAGAGTTTAACTCAGACTCTTATCCAATTAAAGTAATAGTAACAAATGGTGGTAGTGGATATACATTTGCAACTTTAAATTTGAATTCAGTAGTGTCTCCAATAGAAAGTACCGCAATATTTAATGTAATAATCCCTCCTGATGGTGGACATGGATATAACTTATATAACGAATTAGGAGCATTTAGAGCATTAGTATATTCAAGAATTGATAATTCAAATATAAGTAATCCAGATTTTATTGAGGGAAATTCTTTCTCCAGAATAGGGATTATTAAGGATATAAAATCTTATGGATCATCTTCTCTATTTAATCAATCTACAGGGAGTGGAGTATATTCTATTAAAATATTAGACCAAAATGTCTCAGAAAATTTAGAATCAGTTATTACGCAGTCATCTACAAATTTATCTGCAAGACTTTTACAGAAATATACAATAGGATATGGATCTTCAGATGTGATTAAATATAGTCATCCCAGAGAGGACTATATGTTTACATTTAATTCAAATAATATATCAAAAACATTTGATCCATTTTATACAAATCCAGATTTTGCTGGAGTTACTACAGCTCTTTCATCATATAAATATTCAGAATTTAACACTTCTCCTATTAAAATAGGTTCTAATATATATCAGATAGATTCTAATTTTTCAGGATCTACTTTTGGAGAAACATATTTTGGTCAGGTTTTTTCTGGTGGCATAGCTAAGCCAGATATAAATATAAAGAGTGGAGAAATATTATATGTGGAAAATAGATCTTCCATAACAAGGCAACAAAATCAAAGAGAAGATATTAAAATTGTAATAGAGTTCTAAAAAATGTCACAGAGTATTAACTTAAACACAAATCCATATTACGACGATTTTGATGGAGATAAAAATTATTATAAAGTTCTCTTTAAGCCAGGAGTAACTGTACAGACTAGAGAATTAAATACATTACAATCAATTCTTCAAAATCAGATTGAAAGATTTGGAAATAGCTTTTATACTAATGGAGGTATGGTAATACCTGGAAATTTTGCATATGATGGATCATTTACTTGTATAGAAGTAGAATCTACATATAAGGGAATTTCAGTAGAAACATATTTTACAAATTTAATAGGAACATCTATCAAAGGAAGTATAACAGGAATTAGCGCAAAAATAGAACATGTTATTTCTTCTACTGAATCTACCAGAAATGCAACTACACTTTACATAAAATATCAAAATTCATCATCCAGTGACTTTAATACAATTTCATTTCAATCTGGAGAAGAATTGTCAATTCTTTCTGAAGTGATAGTAGGTACAACATTATACGAGATAGGAAAAATTTTATTTAAAGTAAGCTCAATTCCATCAAAAAACCCATCTTCTGTAGGATCTGCTGCAAAAATAGAATCTGGAGTTTATTTTGTAAGAGGTTATTTTGTAAATGTAGAAAAGGATTTGATAATATTAGATCAATATTCAAATACCCCATCTTATAGAGTTGGTCTTAATATAAAAGAATCTATCATAGATAATGAAAACGATGATTCTTTATACGATAATGCTCAAGGATTTAGTAATTATGCTGCTCCTGGTGCAGATAGATTAAACATTCAGCTATCACTATCAAAAAAATTATTAACAGATTTTTCTGATGATGATTTTATAGAGTTGTTTAGAGTTGAAAATGGACTAGTCAAAACTATAAAACAGAATGATCAATTCTCTTGGATAAATGAAATATTAGCAAGAAGAACATTTGACGAATCTGGAAATTATTATGTTTCTCCATTTAGTATAGAATCTTTAGAATCTTTAAATAATAGACTTGGAAATTATGGATTATATTTAAATTCACAAAAAACTTCAAGTGGATCAGTTCCTTCTAATGAATTGGCAGTATTAAAAATATCTCCAGCAAAATCTTATATAAAAGGATATGAAGTTATTACAGGAACAGAAGTTGTAGATATTCCAAAACCAAGAACAACAAAACAAGTAACATCTTCTTCTTCCAATTTTTACGCAGGAAATTTAATTAGATTAAATAATATTAAAGGTTTACCAAAAATTGGATTAACATCTTCAGATTCAATTTTACTTTATGACCAAAGATTAACTTCAGGTATGACCTCATCTGGTAATATTATTGGGAAAGCAAGGATATATGATTTTAAATCTTATATAACATCATATGAAAGCCCATCAAGCCAATCAAACATTTACCTATTTGACATTCAAACTTATACTAATATTGTAGTAAATACTGCAATTTCTGGTCTTTCTGTAGGAAATTATATTAAGGGATCTTACAGTAGCGCAAATGGATACGTAGTTTCAATTAATGGAACTACTATAACTTTATATCAAGTTTCTGGTAATTTTATAAAAAATGAACCTTTAATAGTATCAGGAATTTCTGTAGGATCTACAATAGTATCAGTTACAGATAATTCAATAAGTGACATAAAATCAGTAAACTTTGGAAGTTTTTATGCAGATACAGTATTATCAAATGAATATGAAATAAAAGGTCAATTTAATATTTCTTCTGGAGGAATTCTATCTAGAGCAGATGGATCTGCATTTGCAAGTAAATTAAAAGTAAATGACATTGTAAAATATTCAATAGGCACTGTTTCTTCTGTAATATTTTCTAGAATTGGTTCAATAGATTCATCATTATCCAATGTTTCCCTAACTTCAGTTGCCAACGTACAAAATGTATGCAATGGAACTGTTGGAGTTTCTACAACACTTCAAAATATTAGTATAGTGAGACCTGAAATACTAAATTTCAATGAATCATCTTTATATTCCAAATTAAACAATAACAATATATCTGAAATTAGCTTTTTACAATCTAGCATATATGTAAAAAAATATTATGAGGGATTAAGTATTTCTTCAAATAGTATAACTCTACCAACTTTAGCAAATACAAATTTTGTATATACAGATTTTGACGAAGAAAGATATAATTTGACAGATGATTCTGGGAATAATATTAAATTATCCCTTGCAAATTTTATATTATCCAATGGAGGAAAGGATGCTCAATTTACAGGATTAAGTGTTTCTTCTACATCTCAATCAAAGTTGATTACAACACAAATAAAATCAAATATAACATCAAAATATAAAAAACACCAAAGATGTCAATCAATTATAATATCTAAAACAAAATACAACCCATCCAGAAATGCAAGTCTTACATATGGAAATGTTTATGGAACAAGAGTAGAAGATGATGAAATTAGTTTAAATGTTGCAGATATAATAAATGTACATGGAATTTACCAATCATCAACATCATCAGATCCTCAATTACCAACAATCACAGTTTCTGGGGTTGTAGTAGACTCCTTATCTTTGGGTGAAGTTTTTGTAGGAGAAACATCTGGATGTGTTGCCATATATGTTCAAAAAAATTCAAATAGCAGCATTTCTTTTGTATACAAATCAAATAATAAATTTATTTCATCTGAAAATATTATTTTTGAAGAATCTAAAAATACTGCAACAATCTTAACATTATCTGAAGGAGAACCAAATATAATATCAGAGTTTGATATAGATAATGGTCAAAGATCTCAGTTTTATGATTTTGGGAGAATTATCAGAAAAAATTCATCAAAAGTACCATCAGCAAAATTAAAAATTATTTTTGATTATTTTAAGTTCGATTCTACTGATTCTGGGGATTTAATCTCAGTAAATAGCTATCCTTCAAATTTATATCAAAATGAAATGCTGTCATATGAAGGTATTACTAATACAGATACAATAGATATTAGACCCAGAGTGCTAGATTATACTACAACTACATTTAGTCCATTTGAATATCAATCTAGAAGTTTTAATACTGGTTCTAATAATTCTGCTCAGATATTAGCATCAAACGAATCATTTATATTTGATTATAATTTTTATCTACCAAGAATTGATAAATTGACATTGGACAATTTAGGAATATTTAATTTAGTTTTGGGAGATCCTAGCGAATCCCCAACTATACCAAAAATATCAAATGAAGTTTTAGATGTTGCTACTATTGTGAGCTCTCCTTATGTAGATAATGCTAGGAAGGATATTAAAATTATATTGACAGACAATAAAAGATATACTATGTCAAATTTAAGAGATATTGAGAAGAGAATAATAAATTTAGAATATTATACTTCACTGTCTGCTTTAGAAATTTCTACAAAAAACTTGCTAATAGAAGATTCTCAAGGATTTAATAGATTTAAATCTGGGTTTTTTGTAGATAATTTTAGTACATACAATACTTCTGATACTAGTAATCCTTTATTCAGAGCTACTCTTGAAAATAATACATTAAGACCACAAAAAAATAAAAATCAAATCAATTTAACAGCAGAAACTACAACAAATCTAAAAACAACAGGAGATACTGTCACTTTAGATTATTCAGAAATACTTCAACAACAGCAAACTTTTGCAACTAGAACTGTAAATGTAAATCCTTTTAATATTGTAACTTGGCAAGGAAGACTTGCTTTAAATCCAAATACTGATACTTGGACAATAGAAGTGTCTCAATCTGAATTTATAGCAGATGTTAATAGGAGAGGTGAGGTACAATCAAATCAAATATCAAATAATATAGAATACATTAGATCCAGAAATATTGAGTTTGTTGGTAGCAGACTCAAACCTACTACTAAATTTGATTTAATTTTTGATTCTAGAAATTTATCAAACAATTCCACAGACAATAACTATGCATTTCCTAAACTTTTACAAATTTCAAACGTGATAGGAACATTTGTTCCAGGAGAAGTGGTGGAAGGAATTGATAATAGTAATAATTCCATTACATTTAGAATTTGTACCCCCAATCACAAATCTGGACCAATTATTAGTCCAACTACAACATATAAAATTAATCCATATGCCCCAAATGTAGGAATATCTACATTATATGGACCACAATCTTCTATATTAAATGTAGATACTTCTTCTTTGCAGTCTATTAGTGATTCTTTATACTATGGGAATTTTACATTAGGTATGAATTTATATGGAAAAACAAGTAACGCTACAGCAACAGTTTCTAATTTAGATTTGGTATCAGACGACAATGGAACATTGATAGGAGGAATATTCATACCAAATCCAGAAAATGGTAACATTCAATATAGAACAGGAAATACTTCAGTAAAACTCACAACATCACAATTACCATTAATAGGAGAATCTACAAGTTCTGCAGAATCTATATTTACATCATCAGGAAGTAGAGTAGAAACAAGAACTATTAATTACTATGATCCATTAGCACAAACTTTTATAGTCGACGAAAATGAAGGAATTTTTCCTACCTCTGTAGACATTTTCTTTGCAACAAAGGATACAATATTTCCAGCAACTCTTCAAATCAGAGAATCTATCAATGGGTATCCAGGAGGTCCAGACAAGGTAGTAGAAAATTTAGAAAAAACTTTATATCCTGATGAAATTTTTACCAGTAATGACTCTAGTATAAAAACTACATTTAAATTTGAAAATTTATCTAGATTGGAAGGAGGAAAAGAATATTGCGTAGTATTATTATCAGATTCTAATGAATATAATGTATGGATATCTAGAATTGGAGAAGTTGAAATTTCTACACAAAATTTATCAGAACTTCAAAAAATAATAGTAAACAAACAACCATCTCTAGGATCTTTATTTAAATCACAAAATGGAGTAACTTGGGTAGCAAGTCCAGAAGATGATCTTAAATTCAACCTTAATAAGGCAAAATTTAGCACAAACTCAGGATCTATAACATTTTACAACAATAAAGTAGAAACTAAATCTCAAGAAAACAAATTACCAAATAATAGTTTGTATGCAATTTCACAATCTGCATCAAACTATAATAATGGAAGATACTTATTAGTATTTCATCCAAATCATGGAATGTATTCAAATAATAATAAAGTTGATATATTAGGAGCATCTTCAGACACTCTTCCTGAAAAAATTACAGTTTCTTATGGGGTAACTGATACTGGTCCAATTTCTGTTTCAAATACTTCAATATTTTCAAACTTTGAAGGATCTCCTGTTACTTCATTAAATCCTGGATATATTAAGATTTCAAATGAAATTATAAAGTATCAAGGCATAGATTCTGGGACAAATCAATTATTAAATGTTACTAGATCTCAATCACAAACATCTTCTCAAAATCATCCAGTAAATTCTTTAGTATATAAGTATGAATTCAATAACGTAAGTCTTTTAGATATTAATAAAACCCATACTATAATAGATCCTACTATAGATTCTTATTATATTCAAGTACAATCTGGGAAAACATTTTCTCAAACTAAATTTGGAGGAGGAAATTTCATTTATGCGTCCAAAAATAAACAATTTAGTGAATTGGAAATAGACTCAAATCTAATCACAAATTACACATCTACAAATGTTGCAGCAAGCATAAGAACAGTATCATCTACTAGCATAAATGGATCAGAAATTTCTTTTATTGATAATGGATTTGAAACCATTGGAATTAGTAGTTTGAACAAATTTACTAATCCAAGAATGGTGTGCTCAAATACAAATGAATTAGAATTTTTAACTGAGTCTAAATTTTTAAATAAAAAATCATTTACTTTACAATTAAATTTAAATACAAGTAACCAAAACATATCTCCACTTATAAATTTAAAGCATAAAAATATATCAATTCAAAATTATAGGATCAATAATCCTATATCAAATTATAACTATCCCACAGACAATAGAGTAAATTCAAACACAGAAGACCCTAATTCCTTTATATACATATCCAAAAAAATAAATTTACAACAATCATCAACATCATTAAAGGTCATTCTATCTGCATATAGATCTCAATATTCAGATATAAGAGTTCTTTATAAAATTTATAGAAACGATACTCCAGATCAAGATCAAATTTGGGAACTATTTCCTGGATATTTAAACTTAGATTCAAATAGATTGATAATAAAGGAAGAAAATAATGACGGAAGATCTGATAATTTAGTACCATCTAGTTTGGAAAATGAATATTTAGAATATACATATACTTCAGACAATTTGCCACAATTTACTGCATTTTCAATCAAAATAATAGGAACTAGTACCAATCAAGCATATTTCCCATTGATTCAGGATTTGAGAGTTATTGCATTAAAATGAAAAAAATTGCAAAGGTAGATGGACATTCAAATTTAATTAGAGATCTTAGTACAAATGCAATTATCAATACAGATTCTTTTGAATCTATTAATTATGATATAAATAAAAAAAGAAGATTAGAAGAATTGGATAAATATGAAAATATGAAAAAAAGTATTGAAAATTTAAACAACGAAATTAAAGAAATTAATCATTACTCATTAATATAACAAATGGATCCTAATAAAATTGAACTTGTAAGTGTAAATAAGATGTTTGAATATGAAAAAATTTCAAGGGATATAAGTTCCTGTTCTGATTTAGACATGCTTCAAAATATTTGTAAATGTTACGCAAAGCTTTATTTAAAGCAACAAGAAACACTTATACAAATAGAAAATACATTTTCAAACTAAATAACTAAAAAGTCAATAATGTAATGGCAAAACCAGCATCTAGACAAGAACTGAAAGATTATACTTTGAGGCAACTTGGTGCTCCAGTATTAGAAATAAATGTAGCAGACGAACAATTAGAAGACAGGTTAGACGATGCTTTGCAGTATTTCAACGAAAGGCATTTTGATGGAGTTGAAAAAATGTACCTCAAGTACAAAATTACTCAAGCAGATATTGATAGGGGAAGAGGAAGAACCCAACAAAATTCTGTAGGAATTGTTACTACATATGCATCTTCTAGTATAGGAACTTTTGGTTGGGAAGAGACTAGTAATTACATTCAAGTCCCAGATGCTGTAATAGGAATAGAAAAAGTATTTAAAATTGACAATAGAACAGTTTCTTCAAATCTATTCAATGTAAATTATCAATTGTTTTTAAATGACATATATTGGTTTAGTTCTACTGAACTTTTAAATTATTACATAACCAAAAGATACTTGGAAGATATTGATTGGATAGTAAATCCTCAAAGACAAATTAGATTCAATAAAAGGCAAGATAGATTATACTTGGATATGGGTTGGGATAGTATGGTCCCAAATCAATACTTGATCATAGAGTGTTATAGGATTTTGGATCCAAACGATTTCACTAAAGTATACAACGATTCATTTTTAAAAATGTACTTTACATCATTAGTAAAAAAACAATGGGGGCAGAATTTAATCAAATTCCAAGGTGTAAAACTTCCTGGTGGAGTTGAATTGAATGGAAGACAAATTTATGATGATGCAGTAAGAGAACTTGAGGATATTAGACAAAGAATGATGAGTGAATATGAAACTGCTCCATTCGATATGATAGGATGATATGTTAAATCCATTTTTCATTCAAGGTAATAATACTGAACAAGGTCTTATTCAAGATTTAATAAATGAACAATTGAAAATGTATGGCATAGAAATTTATTATATGCCAAGGCAAATTTTTTCTGAAGGAAAAATTATAAAAGATGTTATTTATTCTAAATTTAAAAATGCATTCCCAATTGAAGCATATTTGGTAAATTATGAAGGGTTTGATAATAATAGTATATTGATGAGTAAATTTGGAGTTAAAGTTACTGATGAAATGACTCTTATAGTATCAAAGGAAAGATTTGAACTTTACATAGGAGAATTGCTTAGAACTATATCAAATATCAAAAATATAGAATCTCCAAGTGAAGGAGATTTGCTTTATATTCCATTATCAAATAGCTTAATGGAGATTAAATATGTAGAAAATAGAAAACCATTTTTCCAACTTCAAAAAAATTATGTATATGAATTAAGATGTGAATTGTACGAACTCGAAGATGATTTGATAGAAACTGGAATAGGGGATATAGACAAATCTTTCAAAAACTTATCATATACTTCTAAATTAACACTATCAGGTATTGGAATAACAGCTCAAGTAAGAACTACATTAGTAGATTCTCCAATTCAATATATAAATGTTTTTGATGGTGGATATGGATATACAGAACCTCCTACTATTGCAATTAGTCCACCATTAGATCCTGATGGAGTTAATGCCACTGCTGTTGCTATTATGACAAGTTCGCTTGGATTAAATTCTAATTATTCTGTTGATAAAATTTATTTACAAAATCCTGGATCAGGATATAATCAAAATCAACCTTTTAATATTCAATTTTTTGGAGGCAATGGGTATAATACTAAAGTAAAAGTAGGAATATCTACAAGTTCTGGAATAGGTCCTATTGTCATTACAAACCAAGGACAAGGTTACGCATTTCCGCCAAAGGTAACATTCAGTTCTCCAATTTCTGGAGGAACAACTGCTATAGGAAATGCTATTATAGACTCTTTTGGTAGAGTTTCTACTATACTAATACAAAATTCTGGAATAGGATATACAGAGGCTCCTACCATCACAATAGGAGCAGCTTCTAGTATAGCAGAGGGAAATTTTATTTTTGAAGAACAAGTTATTGGATCAATTTCAGGTGCAGTAGGATCAGTTAGAAATTGGGAGTCTGAAACTAAAAAACTTGAATTAGTAGGAATTGGTTCAGATTTTGTAGTGGGAGATATTGTAAAGGGATCTATATCAAATGCAACTTATACTATCTTACAATATGAATCCTACGATTCAGATGCTTCATATAACGACAATGATATTATACAACAAGAATCTGATAATATTTTAGATTTTACTGAGCTGAATCCTTTTGGAGACATTTGATAAATAAAATAAACAGTATATATAATGGCAAAACAGTCTATTAATCCTGGTATTATCCCAAATGACGATACTGGAGATACTCTAGTACAAGGAGCCATTAAAATTAATGCGAATTTTAATGAAATTTATTCAAAATTTGGAGATGGAAATAATTTAAGTGACATTAATACAAGTTCAGGCTTCCAAGGACCTCAAGGACCTCAAGGAATTACAGGGCCTCAAGGTTTTCAAGGATTCCAAGGACCTGGAGGAGGCGGACAGGGCTCAGGTTTTCAAGGTTTTCAAGGTTTTCAGGGCAGACAAGGAAATCAAGGATTTCAGGGAGTAGAAGGAATTCAAGGACCTCAAGGATTCCAGGGATTTCAAGGCAGACAAGGTTTTCAAGGTATACAAGGTTTTCAAGGATTTCAGGGAGTTGATGGTATTTTAGGTTTCCAAGGTTTTCAAGGTTTCCAAGGCAGACAAGGAAATCAAGGATTCCAAGGATTCCAGGGACCTCAAGGTCCTCAAGGAATTGGTCCTCAAGGATCACAAGGATCA